GTCTACCTGGTCGATGTAGCACACGCCGGTGACCTCCTGCCGGGTGTCCATCTTCTCCAGCCTGGTGCGGGTGGTGAACTCCACCTTCACAAAGGGGAAGCAGACTTCATCGCCCCAACTGGGCGTTTGATTGACGTCCAGCTGGGCGCAGGGGGCGATGGCCACGGTGTGCGGCCGCGCGGCGCGGGGAATGGGGGTCAGTCGCATTTGCGAAGCCCCCTTCCGTAGGCGAGGAGCATCGGCAGCAGCGAGCGTACCGTGGGGGAGAGCCCATCTGCTGACGAAGAGTTGCCGGAGCTGCCGGTGCCGTTCACCGTCAGATCGCCGATGGAGAAGCCGGCCGCCACCATCCCGCTGGCCTGCGCGGCCATACCGCCCTGCTGCTGCAGGAAGTACACCTGCCATGCAAGAGCACGCTGCCAATGGGAGCGGATGATCTCCGGCAGGGAGCCCATATCCCGGCCCACATAGGCGTACAGCGTATGGGTGTGCAGCTGCTGCTCAGCATCAGCCAGTAAGGCGGCAAAGGTTTCTTCGCTCACAGGATTGCACCCGGTAATGTGGCTGAATTCGATGGCGGTCAGCATGATGCTCACTCCTTGGGCTGATCTTCGGTGGCCTTGGTTTCGTCAGCCTTGGTGGCCTTGGGCTGCTTCTGCTCTTCGACCTTGTAGCCGCGCTTCTTCAGCTTCTTGGCCAGCTTGGCGTCATCGGTCTCGGCTACGCCGGCGGCAAAGGTCAGGCCCCAGCCGGAGCCGGTATAGGTCGCCACGGGGGCGGTGATCTTGAACTTCTTCATGGTGCATCCTCCTTATCAGGCGATCTTGGTGCCGCGCAGAACGCCCACGGCGCGGGTCTTCTTGATGGCCACGCCGGCGATCATTTCCACCTCACCGGTCTTCACGGCGCCGGGCTTGGTGAAGTCGGGCAGGTAGGGGTGCACCAGCTTGTTGCCGTCGGGGCTCACGCCGTGCACGCCATCCAGGCCCAGGCGAACGGCGAAGATGTCGGTGGCGCCTTCGTCCACGCCGATGATGGGGTTGGAGCTGCCGGGCTTGTCGCCCATGGACATGATCAGGCTCTTGCCCCACTGGAGCACCTCGTCGCCGTAGTTCTCCTTGCTGGCCAGGTTGATGCCGGCACGGTCCATCACCGCCTGATGCTTGGCGAACATCTCGCTGTTCATCAGGTACAGGGTGGGCGCGCCGTCCATCTTGGCCCGGAGGGTGCGCAGGGCGTCGGTGTACTTCTTCCAGTTGGCGTCCATGGCGGCGGAGGTGGAAAGGTCGATGACCTCGCCGGGGGTGTAGTCGGTTTCCGTGCCGGTAACAGCCTTGTCGATGCCGTCGAAATCGGCGGCGGCGGAAGCGGCGTCACCGTTGACGAACATGTCGTGGAACTTGGCGATGGCCGCCTGGATCTTCTGGTTCTGCAGGAAGGTCACCAGGTCAACGACCTGTTCCTCGTTGTGCTGCAGGGCACGGTCGATCTGGTAGGAGCCGCCGAAGATCTTCAGCAGCACGGTAACGGGGGTGGTGGCGGGCTCCTGAGGGGTGTACTCGGTGTTCAGGGCGCGGGAAGCGGCGGTGGGCAGGGTGGTCACACGGTTGTAGGTGTAGGCCAGGGAGTTGCCGCCGCCGGGCTTCACGGTGTTGTCGAAGGTCAGCATGTCCAGCAGAGCGGACTTGCGGAACTCATCGATCACGGTCTTGACCAGCTTTTCCTGGGAAAGGTTCTGGGCCTGTGCGAGAGTGATAGGCATGTGTTATTCTCCTCCTGTAATGTCGTTAGGTGCGCTTGCCGAACATGGCTTCGCGCATTTCGTCCCGCTCGGACTTTTCGCCGGGGGCGGGGTTGCCCTGCTGCTGGCCCCACGCACCGGGCTTGGCGCTCTGGCCGAACAGGTAGGGCTTCTGCTCCTTCAGGGCGTTCATGGCGTCCTGGACGCCGGAAACAACGCCCTTGTCGTCCACCTTGACGGCTTCGCGGTTCATCAGCTGCAGCGCCACGTCTGCGTCCACCAGACCCATGGCAGCGCCCAGGCTCTTCACCTCGGCGGCGATGAGCAGGCCGTTGGCGCGGTTCGTGGCGTCGGTGATCTGTTTCTGCACGTGATCGGGCAGCTGATTCTGCTTCTGCTTGCGGGCGTCCTCCAGCATGGTGGTCAGCTCGCTCTCTTCCAGGCCATACTGCTGGGCCATGGATTTGAGCACGGACTTTTCCGCCCGCTGCTGACGGTTGTCGATGGCAGCGATGAGCGTCTGCACCAGCTGCTCAGTGTTGCCCTGGGGCGCGGGTGCGGGTGCGGGGTTCGGGTTGGGATTGGTGGGAGCCGGCTGAGGATTGCCCTGCGGTGCGGGAGCAGGATCGCCGCCGTCAGCGAACTGCTGCAGGTTGAGGGGGATCAGAGTCTTTTTCATGGGAGGCCTCCTGTTTCTTCACAGTTTTTGCCGCGCTGCCTGCGCGTGAGGGTATACAAAAAGCGCCTGACCTGATTGGTCAGACGCTTGATACCGGGGAATATGTACTTACAGAAGCTCGATCCGCTCGATCTCTGCTTCCAGCAGCTCGGTGGTGCCTACGGAAATGCAGGCGCCATGGGGCTCGTTGTCCAGGGCCGAAGTATAATCGTAAGCGACACCTTCAAAGATCTGTCCGGATTTCAAAACGAATCGGACGCGCTTGCCTTCGTACTGCCAAAGTTTCACGGCGAATCATCCTTTCTGCCAGCGGGAACGATGTGCGTTCCCTTCTTGCCGTAATGAATGCTGAATCGGTTAGTGGGCTGCTGAACACCGGTTTCTGGGTTCACATACACACCAATATTCTGCGTAACGGTGACAAATTCCTTCTGGATCCACGCACCGCTGGAGCTAAATCGGATCTCTCCCGTGCCGTGGTATTGATCGACCAGACGCTGCGCATCTTCGGCCGTGCCGTAGATGAAGCTGCGCCCTTCGATAAAGCCATGGGAGGAGGGGATGTGCTTGTTCTGGTTGCCGATGTTCAGTTTCTTGGGTGTTTCATCGGAGCGAATAGCAGCACGCACAGATTCCACGGCTTGGCTGTTACGCACCGCTGCCGCCGCTTTCCCTGCAACACTCTTATTATACGCCACAACCTGCGTTCTGTCACCCCTCAAATACAGCCCATGCTCTTCGACGAAGTCCTTCAGCAGCTGCTGGCGGTGTCGCACCTGCAGGGCGGCTTTCTCGAAGCCCTCCTTGTCGCCGGCGGCGTCCAGCATGGCGGCTTCACGCTTGGCGGCGCGCACGTCGCGCTCCAGCTTGCGCTGCTGCTGGGTGAGGGCGTAGGCGGCAGCGTTGTCATCAGGAGCGGGGACGCTGCCCTGGAGGGAGGACAGCCCTGGAATGAACACATTGGGCGGGCCGTGGTGGCAGTTGATGCCCCACAGCCCGTCGGGCTCGCCGTAGCTGGTATCGTGGATGGAGTGGAAGAGGATCTCCCGGCCGCCCAGATCGGTGGTGGAACCGCTGCGGCCCTCGGTGGAGATCACCTTGCCCTGCCAGGGGTGGCACTTGGGGCGGGCGGTGGCGTTGATCCGCACCCACACCAGGTCGTTACCGTAATCCCGGTTGCGGTCAAAAACCGCCTGCCGGGCTGCGTTGGAGCAGGTGGTCTTGATGTCCATCTGCACGTAGGCTTCGGGGCTCCACTTGTGGCCGCCGTTGTCGATGAAGCCGGTGATGCCCACCTCGGCCATCTTTTTCACGGCGCTGCGCACGGCCTGCTGGCGGGTGGATACGCCGGTGATGACCTTGCCGGTCTCAGCGTTCAGGGCGGTCTGGGCGATGTCCATCTGTTTGAGGATGTTCGCCGCCTGGTACACGCCGTCCTGGTAGGCTTTCCAGGTGCCCTCCAGCATCACGGTGTTCACCAGGTTCAGCTGCTCGCGGGCCTGGCGGGAGTAGGCTGTCAGCTGCTTCTGGATGCTCTCCTGCACGGGGATGTTGGCATCGTGCAGGAGTCCCAGCCGTGCGGCTTGCAGCAGCTGCGGCTCTTCTTCGGCCACGGCTTCCAGCATGGCCTGCTCGATGGCCAAAAGGATCATCGGCTCGTTTTCCTTCACATGCTTGGCGATGATGGCAGAGCTCTCACGGTT